CCCCAGAAATATAAGTGGAAATAGAAGATTTTCCGATTCCTGTCTTTGCGACAAGCTCAGCTTGTTTCATTTCCCTCATTTCGAGACCTTCTTTTATCCTATCTGCTATGCTTTTCAATTCTTCACCTCCAACCTACTTAAATAGTAGCATGCATGTTCAGAAAAATCAACAAAAAATAAGAAAATTGAATAAAAAAGTTCAGGAAAAAGAAAATAAGATATTGACTTTCATTAATCACCGTGTTAAGATAAGTTCAGAAAGACGAACAATGGAGGTGAAAAAATGGCTTTTGATTATGCCAAGCTTAGAGGAAAGATAAGAGAAAGATACAAAACAGAAGGTGCATTTGCAAAGGCATTGGGAATGGGGAAAGTGGCATTTAGTCAGAGAGTTAATAATCAAACGGACTTTTCTCCAAAAGAGATACTTAAATCCTGTGACTTGCTTGGGATTAACCGTAAATGCATTGCTGAATATTTTTTTAAAGAAAAAGTTCAGAAAGACGAACAAAAGGATAAGGAGGGATCAAGTGAGTCAATTCATTGCCGCTAAAGAGATAGCTTCCATTATGGGTATAAGCTTGTCAAAGGCGTATGAAATCATCAGAGAACTCAATTCGGAATTAAAAGAGATGGGCTATCTGGTTGTTAGAGGAAAGGTAAGCAGGGCTTACTTTCAAGAAAAATGTCTATATAAAAAGGAGGGATGCGATGAGTAAAGCAGAACACTACATGGCAACAGCAATCAACTTCGCTGGCTGTCTGCTGGCCCTGAGCGGATACGATGGCTTGGCTGTGTGTTGCTGGGCGGCAGGAGTGTATTGGAAGAAAGAGATTTAAAGGAGGATGGAATGTCAAAGATAAGTTGTTTAGAAATAAGGAAGGATGGCATTTTCTTGAATGAAAATAAGCTGGAAAGTGTAATCAGCTATACGCTTTCTCAAAACGCAGAAGAGCGTACAGCCGAATTACAGATCACTATGGATGTAGAAACTGTTAAATTTGCAGATGAGATTGGATTACCGAAGAAATAACGCCGACGGCAATCTGTTTTACTGTATCTATTGAAGATGAACCAACGGATTTTGCAATCTCTTTTGTTTTTGACCAGTTATTATCAGATTTTATGTTCTCTAAAAACTGGTGACCGGAGTAAGTAAGTTCTCGAATGGACTTTATTCCAGGAACTTCACTTCCAAGGTATTTGGCGGCTGATATATCTAACATACCAGCCTCGCCAAGTTTTAGACATGCATATGTTATTTCATCTTCCTGATACTGAGGAAGAATTTCTAACAGGCAATCAACTGTAAAGATTTTACCAAAGTCTTTGGCTTCTACGGCCAAAAGAATGTCACGGACACAATCAATATTTAATTGCATATTTTACTCCTTTCTTATGTACTCAGCTTGCTACAGCCTGTACTTAAATTATAGGAGATATATGGAAGAAATACAAGGTGAGGAGGAAGTGATTTGAAACTGAAAATAGAAAAAGCCCCCTTCGGAGCGGCAACTCCAACGGGGCGGAACAAATAAAAAATATATTTATACAGTGCTATTTTAGCACAGATCGGAGGATTTGAACATTGAAAATTACAAAAATTAAGATCAAAAACCTTTTTGGAATTAAAGAGTATGAGGCAGATGGGAAATGCTTGGAACTTTCAGGAAGGAACGGGGTGGGAAAAACCTCCGTGATAGATTCTATACGGTATGCTCTAACAAACAAAAGTGACAGAGAATACATTGTCCGAAACGGAGAGACAGAAGGGGAAATCCTGATTGAAACGGACACCGGTATTAGGATCAATCGAAAAGCAAGGACTCAGCAGGCAGATTATAAGAGCATTAAAAAGAACGGGGCAGAGGTACAGTCTCCTGAGACATTCCTTAGAGACATTTTCACGCCGCTGCAGCTGGAACCGGTGGAATTTATACAGATGGACCGAAAACAGCAAAATGCCATGGTCCTTGACATGATCGAGTTTGACTGGGATCTGAAATGGATTAAGGAGAAGTTCGGCGAGATCCCGCCGGATGTGAACTATGAGCAAAACATCCTGTCTGTGCTGAATGATATTCAATCAAAAAACGGGTTTTACTATAAAAAGCGGGAAGATGTGAACCGGGAGAAGCGTCACAAAGATGCTTTTGTGCAAGAGATTGCAGACGAGATCCCGGCAGGATACCAGGCGGAGAAGTGGGAAAATGAAAATCTCGGAGACCTTTATCAGCGGATTGAACAGATTCGCAAAGATAATGAGATGATTGAAAAGGCAAAACGGTTGATCGAGAACCGGAATAATAAGGTCCGCAAGTTTGAAGCGGATAAGGAAATTGCCATTTCTGCACTGGATGTTGAGTTTTCTAACAAAAAGACCAGGATCGAAAAAGACATCTTAAAATTAGAGGAACAGATCAGAGCATATCGCTTGGAATTAACCAACATGGATGAAAAGAAGCAGGATAAGGTTTCTGCCATCGAAAGCGAATACAGGGCCAATATTGCGAAGTATGACGCAGAAGTCGAAGAATATCAGGCATATGCGGACAAATCCCCTGGGGATGTCACAGAGCTTATGGAAGAGGCACAGTACATAGAAGAAATGAAAGGCCATATTAACGAGTACCGCCGCATGGAGAACCTGCAGGATGAAGTGGATGGGCTGATAAAAGAATCATGTGAGCTTACCAGGAAGATTGAACTGGCCCGGGAACTCCCGGGAACAATTCTTGAATCTGCTCAGATACCGATTGATGGGCTGACAGTGAAAGATGGTGTTCCTCTGATCCATGGTCTTCCGATAAGCAACCTGAGTGACGGAGAAAAACTGGATCTTTGCATTGATGTAGCCATTCAGAAACCAAACGCTTTACAGATCATATTGATTGACGGAGTGGAAAAGATGTCTACAGACCTCAGAAAGCGCCTGTATCAAAAGTGTAAAGAAAAGGGATTGCAGTTTATTGCAACAAGAACAACGGATGATGAAGACCTTACAGTGATCGAGTTATAGGAGGAATGACGATGAATGAAATGGTAATAAAGGAAGAAAAGCATGAACTCAGTCCGTTTTCAGATGCGGAAAACTTCAAAAAAATATTTGACATCGGAAAGATGTTTGCAAGTTCCCAGTTGGTACCGCAGACATACCAAGGAAAGCCCATGGACTGTACGATTGCTGTAGACATGGCAAACCGTATGGGAGTGTCCCCCATGATGGTAATGCAGAACTTATATGTCGTAAAGGGCAAGCCTACCTGGAGCGGGCAGGCTTGCATGAGCATGATCCGTGGAAGTAAGGAGTTTAAAAACGTGCGTCCTGTTTATACCGGAGAGAGAAATACAGATTCCTGGGGTTGCTATATCCAAGCAGAGTACCGGGAGACTGGAGAAGTCGTAAGAGGCACAGAGGTTACAATCTCCATGGCAAAGCAGGAAGGGTGGTATAGCAAGAAGGATAAAAAGGGCCAGGAAATGTCCAAATGGCAGAGCATCCCGGAGCAGATGCTTGCATACCGTGCGGCGGCTTTCTTTGCAAGAGTTTACATTCCCAATAGCTTGATGGGAGTATATGTGGAAGGTGAGCCGGAAGATATAGAGCCAAAAGAAACGCCGGTTGCAGCACAAGACCCTTTTGAAACGGGAGCGGAGGAAGAATAATGAAATTGACAGCAGAGAATTATTTTAGCGAAGAGGCGAACAGGGAATATTTGAGCGTTTCACAATATAAAGACTTCACCGGGACACTAGGAAAAGTTGCTTGTGAGGCTGAGGCACTTGCGAAACTGAATGGTGAATGGGAGATGGAGAAGACAACGGCCTTGATGGTCGGATCTTATGTGGACGCACACTTTGAAGGGAGCCTGGACTTGTTCCGGGCGGATATTTTCACAAAGAAGGGAGAACTCCGGTCAGAATATAGAAAAGCGGAAGAGATTATAAACCGTATTGAGCGTGATCCGTACTTCATGAAGTTCATGAGCGGAGAGAAGCAGGTAATCATGACTGCTGATCTGTTCGGGGCAAAGTGGAAGATCAAGATTGATAGCCTAATCCCGGATACTTGTATCGTAGATCTAAAGTGCATGAAATCCCTGCGTGAAGTGAAATATGTAAAAGATTATGGATACATGGATTTTATCCAGTACTGGGGTTATGACATCCAGGGGGCGGTATACCAGGAGGTTGTCTATCAGAATACCGGAAAAAGACTTCCGTTTTACATCGCAGCAGTATCAAAGGAGAAGGAACCGGATCTTGAGATTA